CTTTAACTCCGTAAATGTTTGGTAAAATTTCTATTAGGTTTTTCATTTTATTGATTTTAATATTCTGTTTAAGTCTTTTAAATTCCATTCGATAAAATCACGTAAAGCATAATTTGCTAACATTCCACGACCTTGTAAATATGTTTCGTTTTGGCATTGTTTTTTAATACGTTGCAATTCATCAATTTTATCTTCAACAAGTTCTTTTGTGCTTCTCATAGTCCAAATTTTTTAATTATGTTTTCGTTTACTTCGATTTTTAGTGATGAAATATATGTTTATTAAAAGTCTTATCGAAAAAAGACAAATGCAATTCAATAATATCAGTTCCTTTATCTATTGGTTTCGTGTGTTCTTTAAAAGAAATAAGAACGGTGCAATTATTTGTTTTTGCAAAATTTTTACAGAAAATTAATGCGTCTTCTAATTTAGAATCGGCAAAAAATTGTAAAAGATATTTAGATTATTCAAATAAAGAAGTTTCTAAAAAATACTTTAATAAAGCTAGTTATTCATTCCGCTCAGCATTTCCTAAAGAGATTTATTTTGAAAATCCTAATCCACATCCGTCAGATATTGAACCAACAAATAGAAATCATTACGAGGTGTTAAAATATACTTGGCAAACAGCCCAACAAAACATAACGGAAAAACTTTTAATACTACAAAAATTATGATATTAACAGATAAAGCAAAAAAGGATTTTGAGTTTTGGTTAAAAAAACAACCCTTTGCTCATTTCAATAAATACACTAAACAAATAATAATCCATAATCAAATTTACTCTGATTTAAATTTATTATTCCAACAAGCCTTAATAATCGAATGGTTTGAGAGTTTAGATAAACAATTAAGCACTCTTTATAGCGAAATTTTTAACTGTTACTATCAAGAAAATAAATACCAAAAAAAAGTTAGTGAAATACAATTATTAGCTATAAAAGAATCAATTAAAATTTATAACAATTTAAACAAATAAAAAAAACTAAAATGGAAAATTGGAAAGCAGAGATTAAGCGATTAGATGTTATTCGCGAAAAATTAGGATTGAATTGGAATCAGATGGAGAAGTTGACTGGAGTAAATCGTCAAAAGATTCAGAGAATGTTTCAATTGGTTAATGAACCGAGTTTAGGATTTTATCTTTTAATGAAAACTACATTGGAGAATCAGATTAAGGTTGTTGGCAAAGAGAAGAAAGATGCTATTACGACAATGGAAAAAGGTAATTTTGAAGTTGCTACTGGAACTCCAAAAAAAGAAGAAGTTTCTTGCGACTGCCGAATGGATGGAATGCTATTCATTAGAGATAAAAACGGATGTAAAAAAACCAAAGACGAACATAAATTTTAGGATTATGGACAATTTATTTGTAAAGGAAGTAATCAACGGAAAACTTGTTGAAATTGAAAGAATAAATATCGGAATAATGCTTCGGGTTTCAACCGCTTGTAAAAATGTATCGGAACACGAAAAATTGGCTTATATGATGTGTGCCGTTACAAAAGTAAACGGAGAAAAATTAGATGTAAAGGAATTTTTGGAATCAACAGATTTTGAATTATTCAATTTCATTTCTGAATCTTTTGGAGCAATGACTAACAATAATATTTTGTAACTATGAAAGAACTTGAAATCAAAAAAGCAGATAATATTGAAATTCAGAATGAAGCTAAAAAAGACATTCAGAAAATTCTAATTGGCAGAGTTCAACCTAAAAAAAATCACATTTTATTTGAGGTAAACGTAAAAGAAAAATCAATTGTCCAAGCAGAATATGATAAGAATTTGGAAATTACTTTTACAGAGGCTATGGAATCGAAAAAGTCAAATAAAAGCGTTTCTGTAAAAAAAGAATGCATCTACATTTATGCGTTGAATAAAAAAAACGTTCGTAAAATTTTGAAACGAAACTTTAATATTGAGTTATGAAAAAGGTAATATTAGTTGCAAGTATTGGACTTGAATTATCTACAACTATGGCTAATGCAGCGTTTGAACCAGAACCAATTATTTTTCACAATCATCGTAAAGAATGGATTGAACCAAAATTATACAACGATGTACCACGAAACAAGTTTATTGATAAGCCAATACATAACTTTAAAAAACGATGATTATGACAATAGAAACTTATACTTTTATAGAAGTGAGTAATGTTCCTAACGAATGGGCTGTTTTGTTAGAACGATGTACTCCAGAAATGAAACCAGACTTTCCCTTGTTTATAAATGTTGCAAATGATATCGGACAAGACATTATAGTCATCGACAATACTTTGTGTAATTTGCAACCAACGAAAACTATTGAAGGAGTTACTGGTGGCTGTTCTGCTGATTGGAAAGAAGTTGGTTTTTGGAGAATAAAATACAAATCAAATTAATTTATGCTAAAAGAATTAGTTACTAAAAACGTCCGAAAGATACAGAGCAAGATTTACGATTTCAGTATGAAAACACTTCCTCCAAGCGAATGGTCGGAAAAGAATTTGATATTGAGTTCTGAATCGAAGTTCTCTGGAATGTTCAGTTACAATCGTTCTCCTTACACTAGAGAAGTTGTGGACAATATGCGTCCAAATTCTGGCGTTGAAATTACTGCTGTAATGAAATGCTCACAATCGGGATTTACGCAGTCTGTAGCGATTCCTTGTATGGTGTATCACGTTGCAGAATCTCCAGCTAACGTAATGTTTCTTTCGAGTTCCGATAAGATGGTCCAAAATACAATTCGTGGTCGTTTTGATACGGTCATGGAAAGTTCGGGATTAAGCAGCTTACTAAAAACGAGTTCGGTTAAGAAAGCAAATCAACGTACTGGAGATACCGATTTCAAAAAAGAGTACACAGGTGGAACAATGATTAATGCTACCTACAATGCTTCAAATTTACGTTTTCACTCTGTAGAAGTCGTTGTTGCTGACGAATACGATGATGCTCCAAAAACCGATAAAAAGGAAGGGAGCATTTTCGATTTGATAAAGGCAAGAACCAAGTCTTATGCTGATACACGTAGATTGGCTTTTATCTCATCTCCAACAACTAAAGGAATCTCAAATATCGAACACGTTTACAATATGGGCGACAAGAGGTTTTGGAATTGGGAATGTCCACATTGTAAAACCTACATTCCGATACTTTGGCGCATTGAAAAAGAGGATGGAACTTTCGCTGGAATTAAGTGGGAAGTTGATGGAGATGATAAATTGATCGAGGATTCTGTTCATTATGAATGTCAAAATTGTAGTGGCCGAATTGAGTATAAAAGTAAATATTCTTTGAACTTGACTGGCCAATGGATTCCAACTGCTGTTCCGGAGCATCCTAGTTATCGTAGTTATCTTTTTAATGCTTTGTGTAATCCTCCAGGATTTGAAAGTTGGATTGACTTGGTTCGACAATGGATGAAGGCTTGTCCAAAAAATGAGCCAATTGACATTGATGCATTGAAAGTATTTACCAATACTCAATTAGGAGAACTTTGGGAGGACAGAGGAACAACACCAAGAGCAATTGGACTAATGAACAATGTTGGCCAATACGAAGTAGGACGCGTTCCAGATAAAACTTGTGAGCTTGAAGGAAACGGAAAGATAGCTTTGATTTCATTATCTGCCGATTTAGGAGGTATTATGGATATGGTTAACGGAATTGAGGATGTAAGGCTTGATTGGGAAATTTTAGCTCATACATCAAATGGTCAAACCTATTCGATTAATCATGGAAGCATCGGAACGTTCAAAAGAAGCCGTTGGCGTGACAAAAAAGATAAAGCGAACGAATCTAATCGAGAACAATTTACTTTCAATCACGGACTGCCAAATTCAGTTTGGAATGAGTTTAAAGAGATTATGTACACACCATTGCAAGGAGAAGGAGAAGATGGTTTGTATTACGATATTGACATTACTTTAGTCGATACAGGACATTTTACCAAATTAGCTTACAATTTCATTACAAGTATCAAGGATAGGAAAATATTTGGTGTGAAAGGAGATACGATTGAAAAACCTCGTGCTACAGATAAAAATAGTCCGATTTTGAAGCATTCTCAAGAGAACAAAGGTTTATTGTATATTTTGGACGTTAATTTACTGAAGGAACAAGCTGCTGCAAATATGAATCTCGTTTGTGGTACAGATGGAACTCAACCAAGTGGTTTTATGAATTTTCCACAACCTTCAAATGGAAAATACAATTTAAAAACATTCTTTTCTCATTATGAAAGTGAGGTTAGGATTCCTAAAATACAAAATGGTCAAGAAGTAGGTTTTATGTGGAAAAAGAAGCGTGAGGACAACCATTACTGGGATGTTTTCATGTACGGATTATCTGCAAGAGAGATATTTATCGCTGATTTAAAGCTACTTGATCCAAAAAATAGAAATATTTCTTGGTTAGACTATTGCGCAATGATAAATTATTAATATATTTGCTTATCTCATTCATGGGTAATCTTTCATAAGGTAAATGATTTATTTGGTTAGTAAATTCATTAAACACGTTCACTTGGACGTGTTTTTTGGTTTTATAAACTTTTTTTACATTTTATTTGGAAATATTAAATATTGTTTTATATCTTTGAAAAATCAAAACGGTATGGAAGTCGGTTTGATAATCGACTTGTACCGTTAGATGTTCTTCATAGACAATCTCAAACTCTACAAAGCCTCCATACCCTTTGTAGGGTTTTTTGTTTTTATCCCTAACTCAAAAATCAAATCGAATAGGAGAGTTTATCGGGGCAACTACGTTTCTGAACCTATTTTAAAGCCAAAATAAAAGCAGCAATGGGCAATCGTTTCCTAAAGTTCTGACGATGCTAGGGGTTTTTACTGAAACTAAATAGAACTAAGATAAACAACAGTAATTGATTTATCCGACCGATGGGGTTTAACAGCGACAAGCAGATTAATTCAATCAAAAAAATAGGAATCCCTAGTGCATAATTACTCAATTTTTGGGTTTTTATGTACTAGGATTTCCTATGCTCACTCAAAAGTTTTTCTTGCTCTTAGCAGTAAAAAATATTAAGTATTATAATATATATTATTAACCAAAAAAAATCGAAAAAATGATTAAAACTAAATTTATAGCTTTTGATAAGTCTTGTAATAAAATTAGAGGACTTGGAGGTGTTCAAGATTTATTTGGATTAAGAAGCGATGGAAGTTGCCACAATGATTTTACATTAATGACTTTTACTGGTCAAAATGATGAGAATAAAAATGAAATTTACACAGGATATATTCTCTCAAATAAATTTTTGGCAGAAGTTTATCAAAATGAGGAAGGAACTTTTATGGTAAAATTTCACGTAAACCCACAAATTAATAAGCCAATTTCTCTAATAAAATACTTAAAAAATCGAAAACAAGCTGGTACTGAAATTAGAGATAATATTGTTATCGGAAACATTTACGAAAACCCAGAACTATTAAAATAAAAAATTATGAAGCCAAATTATTTCACAATTCACAAGAATAAAAATCCTAAAAAACTTAAATATTCAAAACCGTACACAAAGTTAGAAAAGGAAAATATTGAGGAACTTATGGAGTTTTTTAAAAACAAAGTAATGCACGTTTCTGAAAAAGCCAAAGTAGTATTTTTGGCTGTAGATAAAATAAGCTATTCTTTAACCAACATTTTTGATTCAATGAAAAAAATAAAAACACCATGAAAGATTTAAGAAGAAACGAGTTTGTCGATATGTTGGAAATGGCAGAGTTGCTTTACGAGGCAAACGAGAAATTTATCAAGTGCGACATTCCAACTTTAGGAAGTGTAACTTATTATCCAAAAGCAAATAAATTGCAGATTAACAAAAGTAATAGTTGGGAGGAAAATGGGTTTGAGTTTGTGAAAAATATTTTAGGTATGTTTACTAAAGTTGAAATTAAACCAAAAATATATGAACAAACGGCTTCATTGATAAAAAGAGAAGTAAAAAGCGATGAGGAATTGCGTGATGAATTTGCTGGTTTGGCTATGCAAGGAATTATGGTTGGAGATAATCCTGCATCTCATCATCCAGAAATGGTTGCTGATTGGGCTTACAATATTGCAGATGCAATGATAAAAAAACGAAAACTATAGATATATAAACGAATAAAAAAATGAAATGCTATTACACAATTGATCCGAAAACTAAAAAGAAGGTATTTATACCAATGTGTTATGGAACTATTCATAGTTTAGATAAGGATGATTGTAATTGCGAAAATCCATTGACCGAATATCAATTTGAAAAAGAGCGTTTCAACAAAATACTTAAACAAAAAAATGACACTATTTTAGCAATGGAATCTGAATTAAACCGATTGAGAAAAATCCTTAAAATAAATTAATCTGTAAAAACAACGAAAAAATTTAGTACGTTTGTAACGTCTTTATTTAATGTTGTTTTTTTTGTTTTCTAGTGAAAGCTACTCGATTTATTTCGGGTAGCTTTTTTGTTAATTATAATTTTATATATTTGTATGGAATTAAAAGTCAATGTTGTGAGAACATCGAGTAAAAATAGAGATAAAGGAATACTTGCTTTCGGGTGGGTGTTCCTTTGTTTTTTTAACATAAAAAAGTAAAGATATGAATACAGATTATATGACTATTCCTCAATTTTTTGAGTGTAAGTCGAAGTTGATTGGAAAGATTGCTACTTATGATTTGTTGATTGAATCGATGGAGCAAACCATGATGGCTGGAATTGAATCTGGACATTTAGTTCAGTACGAACTTGATGATGGACAGATGAAAGTACGTGCACAGTATAGAAATGTAAATGATTTGACAGATGCAATGAACGGATTTATCAAACTTCGTCAGTACTGGATAAATAGAGCAAATGGCAGAACAACAAGATTAGTTGGTGGAAACCTTTAAAAGATAAAGATATGTGGCAACCAGATTATGAAAATCCAATTTTGGAAAAATTAGAAAAACAAAAAGCTCAAAGTAGAAAAAAACATCTGCTTACTTGTGCGAAAAACAAATCTAAAAGAAAACGTAGATAATGAAAATATTAGGATATAGTTTCTTTGAAAAAGAATCGAACAATGTACCACAAGCACAGCCAAAAAGTAGTGTATCTTACCAAGACAATAATCTCGTTCTTGGTTATGAGTATGCGGTTGTAAATAAAAGGTGGGATGGAGAAAAAACACTTGGAGAACTTGGAGCAGTTGTAAACAACATTCCAGACTACAAGCGTTTGAGGTTACGTTCTTATAATGCTTATGCAACAATTGATACTTTCAAAACAATTGCATCGAAGTATTTCTATTGGAAAATTGGTTCCGGATTAAAGCTACAATCTGAACCAAATTTGACTGTTTTAAAATCTGAAGGCTTGGACTTATCGGAAGTAGAGGCAACCGAATTACAGAAAATAATTGAAGCGAGATTTTTGGTTTGGGCTAACTCAAACCAAGTTGATTATTTAAAGCAAAAAAGCCTTCACGAATTAGCAAGTGATTTCGACAAAGGAGCATTTCTTGGTGGAGATAATTTGATTATTGTAAGATTTGAGGATGCTGGTCCAACAGTTCAGTTTGTTTCTGGAGAGTTCGTTTGTGATCCAGGAATAGAAACCGAATATGTTACTGAAGCTAAAAAAAGAGGTAATAAAATTAAACACGGAATTGAGATTGATGTAAACGGAAAACACGTTGCTTATTTTGTTAGGGTAAAAGTTGAAAACGATGTTGACAAATATGAGCGAGTTCCAGTTTACGGAGAAAAATCTAAAAAGAAATTAGCTTGGTTGGTTTCAAGTAAAAAGATTAGTCCAGACCATTTGAGAGCAGTTCCAGCAATGTCGCAATCACTTGAAAAGATTAATAAACTTGATAGATATGTTGAAGCAGCAGTAACCAAAGCAGAGCAATCAGCAAATATTGTTCACACAGTAGAACACGCAGAGTTTTCAACTGGGGAAAGTCCTTTAGATAAAGTAGTAGCTCAAAAAAGAGGAGAGCAAATAATTTCTGATTTACCAGACAATAAGGCTTTGGGAGATGGATTGGCTAATAGAATTGCTCAACAAACTTCGGGATTAGCTTATAATTTACCACAAGGCGCAAAACTACAATCTTTTGAATCTAAAATAGAAACTGATTTTGGAGAATTTCATTCAACTGTTTTCAACGGAATAAGTGCTGGAGCAAATGTTCCTCCAGAAGTAGCAATGCAAAGTTTTAATTCAAACTA